AACCGAAACCCTCGTAAAGGAACTAAAGAAATGAGACCAACAATCATCGAAACCATCTTAGAGAAACTTTCTGAGCAATCTACGTGGCGCGGGTTGATCCTGCTGGCTACGGCGTGTGGGCTGCAACTTTCGCCAGAACATTCAGCCGCAATTATCAGCGTCGGGCTTTCCATCGTCGGGCTTATCAACGTGATCCGAAAGGAACCAAGCAAATGAAGGAGCTATCCTGCCCGCTAATCCTGCTGGTGCTGTGCATCGTCGGGATTGTGTTCACGCTGACAAGTTGCGCGACTTACAAGGTGCGGATTCCGATTGGATCGAATGAGCAATATGGAGCCGTGGATGTCGGGGTGACTTACTACCCGCCGCGAGATTTCTCGGAGAGGCTGCATGATTTTCTGCCTGCAAATCCATTCCGGCCAACGTCCCACGACGGAAAGGCCGCGCTGCAATGAACGACTCGGGCCGCTCATTCTCGCCATCGCGTGCATCGTCACGCTGTGGGCGATGATGCCGAGGTAATCAATAAACAACGCTATGGGAGCACGACTAACAATCAGCGGACAGCACGCTTTAGAGTTTCTGAAATCGCATCCCGATATTCCGGCGCTCACTGCGGCGAAGCACTTGCACAAAACGGAACCAAAGCTATTTCCGAGCGTCGAGCGAGCGAGAGATGTGGTGCGCAGGCTTTGCGGAATCAATGGTAAACGTGCGCGAAAATCGACTTTTTTTGGAGCTAAAGCAGGGCTATTCCGCGCACCCCGCAAGGCGGGAGAAATCCCGCTGTCTGTGCTGCCGGAGGGGTTGACGCAGAGCAAGCCAGCAAACATCATCGAGGGGCCAGCGAAGATCGGGATTATCTCGGATTTACACATTCCGTTTCACTGCCGGAAGACGATCAAAGCGTGTGTGAAGGAGTTTCACAAATCGAAATGCGATTCGATCTACATCAACGGCGATTTTCTCGATGCCTACGAATCAAGCGATTGGGAGAAAGACCCCAGACTCCGCACGAATCAAAAAGAAATCGATATAGGCCATGCTTTGCTGAAATGGTTAACTGAGCAGTTCGATAAAGTCTGGTGGAAGTTTGGGAACCACGAAGAGCGCTTTGCGAAACGCATAGCTCGACAGACGCCAGAACTGGTCGGCGTCACATTGCCCGATGGCGAGCAAGCATTCACGCTGCCCGCATTGCTCCAAGTCCGCTCGCTCGGCGTCAAGATCGTGGAGAGCAAACAGGAAACACGCATGGGCCGGTTGAGTGTGTGGCATGGTCACGAGCTGCCTAAAGGGCTGGCAACTCCGGTGAACCCGGCACGCGGCTTGTTTCTCCGGTTTGTCGATACCGCGCTCATGGGTCACGGCCACCGTAGCAGCTACCATCCCGAGCAGGTCGGCAGCACAGGCAAAATCATCTCATGCTGGTCCGTGGGCTGCTGCTGCGACCTCAAGCCAAACTACGCCCCAATCAACAAATGGAACCACGGAGCCGCAGTCGCTGAAATCTTCGACGCGGAAAACTTCGAGGTGACGAATTTCCGCATCCACAACGGGCGCAAATACAACACGTAAAATCTTATGCCAACAAAATCCAAAATCCCAACCGTCTGCTTGGTCGTGGGGCATTGCAAGAGCAAGGCCGGTGCGGTGAACGAGAAATCGAAGTTCAGCGAATTTGGCTGGAACTCGCTGCTTGCGGATGAGATCGAAGCGATCCTGAAACGCAATGGCAAGGTCCGGTGCGTGCGCGTGTGGCGTCCGGAGAACAACTCGATCACCGCGCTGGTCAACCTGGTCAACGAGACTAAAGCGGACGCCTATGTCGAGCTGCATTTGAATGCGAGCGCGAGCGGCACAGCTTCGGGCACTGAGATGTTGCATTGGCACAAGTCGGAGCGGAGCAAGGCATTTGCTCAACTGCTGCTGGATGCGACTGTGGCGGTGCTGAAACTTCGCAACCGTGGGCTGCGGCCGATCATGACCGGGATGAATGGTGCGGGGCAGCTTGGCAAGTCGGCCATGCCTGCGGTGCTCACAGAAGCATTCTTCATCGACAACGACGACGATCTGAAACGCGGCACGGATGTTATGGATGCCCTGGCGGAAGCGCAGGCGGAAGCGATTGAACGATTCCTGACGAATGCAGTTTAGACAGAATTAACGGAATCAACAGAATGGACGAAGCAGTAATACTTGAGGGCGATACGGGGTTCGTGGGGTTTGCCTCACGGGTCAACCCGCGTTTGCTCGGGCCGGGTATGCTGCAACTGTCGCAGAATGGCCGCATCGAGCGGGGCGAGTGGCAGACGCGCAAGGGGGCGGACCGGCTGGCGAGTGGGATTTCTGCCACGGATTCGCCGATTGTGTTGCCGTTCACGTTGGCCTCGGATGTGGCGGTGTCGAGCCTGACGCGCTCGGGATCCACAGTGACGGCGACCACGGCCACGGCGCACGGCTACGCGACGGGCCGGCGGGTTGAAATCCGCGGGGCGGTGGAAACGGATTACAATGGGGACTTTGCTATCACCGTGACATCGACCACGGAATTTACTTACACGATAATCGGCACGCCGACCAGCCCGGCGACCGGCACGATGTTTGCAAATGCGGGACCAGTGCTGCGGGAGAGCTACGCGGGCGGGCTGCAAACGGCGGGTGTGTTTCGGAATCCTCGCTTTGAGGCAAATCGTGAGTGGATCGTCCTAGTCGGGCAGGATGCGTGCTACCTCTGGTCGCAAGGGCAATCGCTGATTACCAAGTCGTATCCGGCGGGTGAGGATGTAACGGCGGATGATGCGGTGTCGGTGGTGCAGGCGTTCGATCAACTGCTGTTGCTACGCTCCCGCCCATTGACTGGCGACTACGCACCCAAGGCGGTGACGAGCATCACGCAATCCAGCGGGACGGCCACGGTGACGACGACCGCCGCGCATGGATGGAGCACTGGCTTTCGTGTCCGGCTGGAAGGTGCTGGGCAAGCGGGCTACCTGCATGAGTATGACATCACCGTGACAGGTGCGACCACGTTCACGGTGGCAGTGCCATCGGCCACGGTGACGCCTGCGACCGGCACGATCACGGCTCGGCGCGTGCGCAGGCCGCTGGTGTGGACAGGTCAAACAGGAACTGACTTTGTGGCGACGGTGGCCGGTGTGCCAGCAGTGGGGCCAACCTACAACGCACTTTTGAGCACGCATCTGGCCTGCTATCACAACAACCAGCTCGTGACCGCCCCCACTCCGGTGCGTGACACGGTGCAGGTGTCGCAGGTGCTGGAATACAATGTTTACGATCCACTCTATAAGAGCTTTCGAGCAAATGCGGGGAGTGATGACAGTATCGTCGCGCTGCATTCGTTCGCGGAACGGCAGGTTTTGATTTTCGGAAGCAAGTCGATTTACCGGGCGGTGATCGATCTGAACTCTGCGGGAGATTCATTCAACCCAGCCACGTCTATCGTCGAGCTGCTGACGACTGAGATCGGGTGCGCAGCGAGGCATACCGTGGTCACAGCGGGGCAGTTTGTTTATTTCTTGTCGGCAAGCGGGGTGTATCGGCTGGATAATAGTTTCGAGGATCTGAAAGTGCGGGGCCGCACGCTGCCGCTCTCCGACCCGATCCAAGACCAGCTCGCAGACATTACAGGCAGCGCAATCAATACCTCGCTCGGGGTGTATCACGATAACCGCTATTTTCTGGCCATCCCGACCGGCGGCGCGACCGGACCCAACCGCGTGCTGGTTTATTCGTTCCTCAATGAAGCATGGGAGAGCGTGGACACCTACCCGTTTGAGATCACATCGCTGCAAGTCTCGCAGTATGACGGGCTGCAACGGTTGTTTGCGGTGACTCGGGCGGGTGCGCTGTATTTGCTGGATCAACGGGCGGATGGCGACGTGCCGCCGCTGGATACGACGGCAATACCAGTGCCGGGCCTGCTTCGCACGCGCCGTTATCAAGGCCCGCGTCCCGGCAAGAAGCGGTGGTTGCGGGCCTCGGCGTCGATCATCCTACCATCGGGGGCCGGTGAGGCAGGATTCAAGGCGGTGACTCAAAATCCTGATGTCAATCTTGACCTCGGTGTGGTCACGCAGGCGAGCGGGCTAGAGGAAGATTACGAAGTGAAGCGGCCAATGCGGGTGAGAGCCCACGAGGTATCGCTGGAACTCGACACCCGCACAGGCCGCCCCACGGTGCGCGGTGTGACCGTGGACGTAGTAAGCAACGCACCAGGCGACGGACGCACGCGCGACAGCAAATAACCAAAACGAATCAACTAAACAGGAAACACTATGCCAAACTTCACACCAGCCACTGCATTTGCGAGCGGAGATGTCGTCACGCCGACGAAGCTCAATGAGTTTTTACAGAATGCCACAGTCGATGCGTCTTATCTCCCGACGCTGGCCGGATTGCTGCAAAGCTATTTCCTGCCCGCAGGAGCGATCATGCCATTTGCGATGAACTCGGTGCCGACAAATTGGAAAGCCTGCGACGGCTCGGCGGTATCGCGCACGACTTACGCCGCGTTGTTTTCTGCAATCGGCGTGCTTTACGGCGCGGGCAATGGGACAACGACGTTTAATCTGCCCGACCTTCGAGGCTACTTCCTGCGAGGATCGGGAACAAACTCGGACGGAACGGCAGCGGGCACGTTTGGCGCAAAACAGGCGGATGAACTGGAATCGCACTCGCACACGGTAAATCGTGGCACGACCAGCGGGGCAAATTTCTTTGCAGTTTCTGCAACGGGCGTGACGCTTTCGGGCTCGCCAATAACATCCGGTTCGACCGGCGGCACTGAAACCCGCCCCAAAAACATCGCAATGTTGTTTTGTATTAAGGTCTGAAACCTGT